AAAAGAATTTAGCTGAAATGGATGCTGAAGGAAAAGAGTCGCTTATTATTGGCGCTCTTCCTAAAGCTGGGTTAGGACATAAAGATAGAAAAATCTATGATGAACGGAGAAAATCTGTTCAAGACACGGGAACGAAAGTTGAACGTGTTGCCTTTGTTAAGGCTAAAGATACTCCCCCTCTTGTTAAGGAATTCTGTTGTATGTTATATCCGCAGTGTGAACATGTTAAAAATTCACCTGTTTGGAAAGTTGATTGTGATGATCCTTGTGTTGAAGACTTTGTTGTTAATGATACTTATTTTAATTCTTTTGTTGTTTCCGAAGATGTTGGTTCATCCACTACTACTGTTAATGCTGTTATTCCTATCTTCGATGATCATGAAAAGCTTACTGCTTGGGTTGAAACTCATTTAGATGAAATTTCCCCTGAACAATTTGAAGATTTACAGAAATATCCTTCTAAATATTTAAAAATCATCGTTGAAGATGAAGTTGCATTGGAAGAACAAGCCTTTATTCCCGGTTATGCTGAGGAATCATTTTGGCATCCTGTTTATTGTAGACTTATTAATTATTTCTTCGGAACTCATAAAGTCGATATATATGAACATGGGAATGTTGTTATAACTCCAGATGCTGGTGGTGTTGCTCCTGAGTACCCACAAAGGTTTGCTACTATTGAAAATCCTGTTTCTTCTTTTTATAAGAAACATAAAGACAATATATGTTTTGGAACTAATGTAGCGATACAATGTACTGTTGCTCTTATTTCTTTTGTTATTGCACGTAAATTGTTATTTAATCGTAATGTTGAGCCATTGGCCCAAACAATTGTCTTTCCTAAAGCTGATGTTGATAAAGCTATGGCTGACTTTGTTAAACCTACAGAGAATCCTTTTAAAAATGCTGTCAAATCTACATTTGTTAGTGAAGCTAAAAGAACTTTTAAATCTGCTTCTGGTATCTATAATGTATATGATGTTGATTCAAATTCCATCATGGTTGATTCTGAAGGTGTTGAAACTCCTGTTGATTCTCCAATGTTTGTAAAATGGCTTGGTATTGCTATGCCTTTTCTTTCCGGACCCAGTAAAATGGACATTCTTTTGAAAGATGGTAGAAAAGTTGCTGTTACTAAATCCACTCGGTTTACTGAACAACGGAAAAATAAAGCTCCCCGTGATATTAGAAAACGTTCTATTGCAGATCGCTTCAGAAAGGAGTCTAAAGTGCAAGTTGCACCTCCTCATTGTAAGTATTGTAATGAAGAACATCACGCGCACAAGGGTTGTCGTATAAATGCCGAAAAATGGAATGAAGCTAAGCGTATTTATGCTGCGAAGTTTAATCCTGAAGCACTTATGAATATTCGAAAACGTATGAATGTTAAATTGTATCATGATCGTCTTTATCGTATGTTTGTAAAAATCGGTGAGAACATTTCCTTCACATGTAATGGTTTTCTTTATGGCTCTAAGCTTATAACAACCAAACATGGATTTCATTTAACTTCTAAGGTTAAAGGTGAAGTTGTAGAAGAGAAGCGTTTGTATGAAAAAGCTCTTGCACAATCTGTGTTATCTACTACTGAATTGAAGGATTTTGTTGAAATACCTGAGGGTGGAGGTGATTTAATTTATTTCCCTATGAAAGGCGTTAATGCCCCCCCAAAGGTTAACTTTGCAGTGCCTAAAAATGGCGAAGCTGTTTGGCTAGTGTCATTTGATAATGAAAAAGATGCAATGCCTGCTCTTTCTCACGGTCTTATAAATGAAGATGGATATCACACGTGCCCTTCTATTGATGGGAACTGTGGTGGAGTCGTTGTTAACCAAGATGGTTTTGTTGTTGGCTTTCACCAAGCTGGCTCTAAGTCTGTTAACAAATGTATTCCTCTGACTGAGGCTCTTATTAAGAGCCTTAAGTCGGATTTTTAACTTCCCCCATGGTACCTGCAGGTTGGATTTCCGAGATGTTGCCGCCACCCCCTAATTTAGAGAAAATGAAAACTTATATCTCTATGGTGAGCAACAAAACAATAGAAGATGCACACGAGCGAACCTTTAATGGTGAACGCGTGTACCCATCTGACCTCGACATCCAATATATTCAACCTGCGTACATCCAAAGGATAGGCAAAATTTCTAAGTTTGTAACTCTGAAGAATCGAAAGCACATGTCTCAAAACATAGCTGATTTTGAACTTCAGGAAACTAGCCTAGCCGATGGAACATGGGGTCTTACCGAGCCCAACAAGGCAGCTTATTATAAGAACATTGGCAAGCTTAATAAGGCCGAGCACATACATTTTTCCGATCAAGCCGCACAATTTGCGACTATGTGCATGGAACGTCAGTTCTATGATCATTTGAAAAATTCTCGAATCGAATCTACTGAGAAATCTCTCAAAAGGCACGATAGGAAAACTTCCCCTGGTCCACCATTTTCTTTTAGTGGAACTCATAAAACCAAGGATACCCTTTTAGAGGATCCAATCTTTTTAAAGATGGTTGATGAAGGTTGGGAACATCTTCATGAAGATGATTATTATTTTCTGTGTGGAACTGCTTTGAAAGAAGAAGTTCGTCCTGAGGTGAAGCTGATTGAGAACAAACAGCGTATTTTTATACCTGGTGCTGCCGATTTTGTTACTTTAACTAATCGACTATGCGGTGTGTTCAATGACAAGTTTACAGCTTGTCATTTAAAAACTGCTTCTGCTGTTGGGATAAATCCCTTTGAGGGTGGTTGGCAACGTGTTAAAGACCGTTTATCTAAACACACCAATTGTGGAGAGTATGATTTTTCTGATTATGATTCATCTCTTGGTGTTTACAAGATGTTGGTAGTATGTGCTTTTCGGTTTAAATGCTATGCTCCTGAGGAACAAACTTGGGATAATTGGCACCGATTGTTGAATTGCTACAAAAATCTTATTTGGTCTGTTTGCGTCACTATAGATGGTACTCTTATCATTAAACCTGGAGGTAATCCCTCTGGTGGTGCGAACACTGTTGTTGATAATACATTAATAAATTATTGGTCTCTAGCTTATGCTTGGTATCAAACTGTTTCTGATGAATATAAAAATTATGAATCCTTTGATAACCTTGTCACATCTGTTCTTTATGGTGATGACAATTCTAATTGCGTAGCAGATGAAATATCTGACCAGTTTACACCCGCTGCTTATTGCGAGGCTGTTAAAGAACTGTTCATGAC